AAAAATCTTCAACCATTATGGGCGGAAGACAATTTGAAAAAAAGTAACAAGATTTTATATTAATTTAAATCACAAATGTGATTAAGACATTACTAGTAGACGGAGATAATTTATTTAAGATAGGATTCCACGGAGCAAAAGACGTGTTTAACGACGGAGCTCATGTGGGTGGAGTATTTCACTTTGTGAGTATACTCCGTAAATTTCTTAATGAACACAACCATGATAAAGTTGTTGTGTTTTGGGACGGAGATTCAAATTCGTCCATCAGAAAATCTATATACCCCCAGTATAAGGCGAACAGACGACAAGACGATATGAATGAATATAAGTACGAATCGTATTTGTATCAGAAGTCTCGAATCAAACAATATCTTGAGGAGATATTTGTAAGACAGGTTGAGATGCACGACAATGAGGCAGATGACTTAATTGCTTATTATTGTAAGATATCTAAAGACGAGAAGATTATCATTTTTTCTGCGGATAAAGACCTTACACAGCTTATCTCTGAACATGTGACAATCTATTCACCTATCACAAAACAGTACTTTAAAAACGGAGATATGATATCTATGAACAAAGTGGATATACCTCACTACAATGTATTGTTGACAAAGATATTCACGGGGGACAAATCAGACAATATTGAAGGAATACAGGGACTTGGAGAAAAAACATTAGTTAAGTTTTTCCCTCAGGTGCAGAAGAAACCTTGTACTATGGAAGAAATTTTAGATTGTGCTCGAAATCTTTTGCAGGACAAACCTTCAAAAACATTCACAAATCTTTTGACTGGTAAAACAAAATCAACTATACTTGGTGAAGAGTTTTATACAACAAACAAAAAGATAGTCGACCTTACAAACCCTTTAATCACTACCGATGGAAAAAAATTAGTTGAACAAATTTTAACTGACACTATAGACCCTACAGATAGGGGATATAAAAATTTAATGAGAATGATGGTGGAAGATGGACTTTTCAAATATCTACCAAAAAATGACGAGGCTTGGGTAAACTTCCTAACACCTTTTATGAAATTAACAAGAAAAGAAAAAAGAAACACAAAAAAAAATTAATTATGAAAGAACAAGACAGCACTAAAATAGAATTTTTATTAACATTAAACGATAACATCGTTGTTCAAAGATTCTTTAATGTCAGAGGGTATAACCCAAAGGCAAAAAATTCCGTAGACTTATACGACTTTATCTCACAATTTAAAAGAGAACTTGAGTATCACCTAAAAATGAAAACAGTAATTTATATGATGGACAATATGAATTTAATTATCAATGACCCGTTAATCATGGAAACATCCCTTACTGAAGGTAGTGAACAATTCAATATTTATCTTAAAATTGGTGAACAGACAATTTGTCATAGATGTATTGATGGAAAAAAATTCCCACCAAAAGTTCGTTATACTGTTGACGTAAGACCATTTTTAAAAAACATGTTAAAAGAATTAACTGACATTTTTTCCGAACAAAAATTAAGTTTAGAATATTTGGGATTTGACTTAAACAAGTGAATATTTAATAAAACAGACGAGAGAAATATATCATATGAACAAAAACTTTGACTACTTAGGAAACACATTCCAAATACAACTTTTAAACCAACTTATTGTAAATAAAGAATTTTCAACATCAATTATGGATGTTATTGAAACAACATATTTTGATAACAAATACTTTAAGATTATCTTGCAAATGACCAAGGAGTATCACACCAAATACCAATCTACCCCTAATTTTGATACTCTCGAACAAATTGTAAAATCTGAGATTTCACAAGAATTGGTTGCAAAAATTGTTATCGACACTATTAAAAAAGTAAAAGATGCACCATTTGAGGGTACACAATTTGTTCAAGAAAAAGCGTTGAAGTTTTGTAAACAACAGGAACTACAAAAGGCGATGGACAAAGCCCAAAAAATTATTACTGAAGGTGACTTTGAATCTTATGACAAAGTTGAGAGTTTGGTTCGTGAGGCGTTACAGGTTGGGGAAAAAGATACTGGAACCCTTGATGTTTTTTCTAATCTTGAAACAGTACTTGATGAGGATTTTAGACATCCAATTCCATTAGGAATACCTGGTATTGACAGATTGCTTAAGGGCGGTCTTGCAAAGGGTGAGATTGGGGTTATCCTTGCACCGACAGGTGTTGGTAAAACTACCATCTTAACAAAGATTGCCAATACCGCGTTTAATCTTGGGTATAATGTTCTCCAAATTTTTTTTGAGGACAATCCAAAAATTATACAACGTAAGCATTTCACACTTTGGACTGGAATTGAACCTGATAATTTAGTAAAACACAAAGACGAGGTTATGTCTAAAATTACAGAAATTAAAGAAACCATGAAGAATGAGTTAATTATGAAAAAACTACCTTCAGATTCTATAACTATGAATCAGATTAAAAACCAAATCAGAAAAATGATTGCTGACGGAACAAAAATTGACTTGGTACTTTTAGATTATATTGATTGTATTGTACCGGAAAGTACAAGTAAGGACGAGTGGAAAGCTGAGGGTTCGGTTATGAGAGGTTTTGAGGCAATGTGTCACGAACTGTCATTAGTTGGATGGACGGCAACACAGGGTAACAGAAGTTCTATATCTTCTGAGGTTGTAACCAACGACCAAATGGGAGGTTCTATTAAGAAAGCACAAGTTGGACACGTTATCATTTCCGTGGCAAAAACTTTACAACAAAAAGAAATGAATTTGGCAACAATAGCAATTACCAAATCACGTATTGGTAAAGATGGGGTAGTGTTTGAGAACTGTAAGTTCAACAACGAACTACTTGAAATTGATACTGAATCGTCGGTAACATTCTTAGGTTTTGAAGAACAACAAGAGGAAAGAAAAAGAGACAGAGTTAAGGAACTTTTGGAAAAGAGAAAACAAAGAGAAGAACAAAAACAATCGTAAAAAAAAACACAAAAAACAATTATGGAAAAAATATTAATAGAGAACCCTAATAGGTTTGTTATCTTCCCAATCCAGCACAATGATATTTGGGAATACTACAAAATGCACCAAGCGGCATTGTGGACGGCTGAAGAAGTAGATTTAACTAATGACATCAGAGATTGGAATAATCTATCTGAGAACGAACAATATTTTGTTAAAAACATTTTATCGTTCTTCGCGGCTTCTGATGGTATCGTTAATGAAAACTTGGCTGAAAACTTTTATCGTGAGGTACAATACCCTGAAGCAAAATTTTTCTACGGGTTCCAGCTTATGATGGAGAACATCCATAGCTTGATGTATTCACTTCTTATTGACACTTATATCTCAAATGAGGAAGAAAAGAATTTATGTTTCACCGCATTGGACAATCTACCAGCAGTTCAAAAGAAAGCTAAATGGGCTTTGGATTGGATTGAGAAAGCATCGTTCCAAGAAAGATTGGTTGCGTTTGCGGCGGTTGAAGGTATCTTCTTCTCAGGTTCATTCTGTTCAATCTTTTGGTTGAAATCAAGAGGTATCATGCAAGGTTTGTGTAATGCCAATTCTTTAATCTTTAAAGATGAAAACTTACATTGTGATTTTGCAATCCACTTGTTAAACAACCACGTTGAAAACAGACCAAGTGAAAAAAGAATTAGAGAAATTTTATTATCGGCATTAGAAATTGAAAAAGAATTTATCACTGAATCATTACCAGTATCTTTAATTGGTATGAACTCAAACTTAATGAAACAATATCTTGAGTTCGTTGTTGATGGTTTGTTAGTTAAGTTGGGTTGTAAAAAAGAATTCAATGTTGAACAACCATTTAAATTTATGGAACAAATTGCTGTTGAGACAAAAGGAAATTTCTTTGAGTCAAGAACGGTTGAATATCAAAAAGCAAAATTAAATGAAACAATCTCCTTTGAGGAAGATTTCTAACATTAAAACAATATGATGTCATTAAAAATTAAAAAAAGAAACGGTGAGGACGTATCATTTAATCCTCAAAAAATCTATAATCGAGTTAAACGTGCGGCAAAAGGATTGAACGTAAACTCTGATGAAATCTTCATCAAAGTCATTACATCAGTCCCAACTGAAGGACTTATCACAACCAAAGAGTTGGATAAGTTAGTTTACGAAATTGCTGCGGCTTATACTGGTAGTCACCACGACTATTCAAGATTAGCATCGTCAGTTGCAATTTCTGCGTACCACAAAGAAACTAATGATAGTTTTTGTGAGACTATTATGGAGTTACATTCAACTGGTGTAATCAATGACAAGTTAATTGAAATCATGGACTCTTATGGTCATGACAAAATTGATGAGGTTATTAATCATGAGAATGATTATAACTTTGATTACTTTGCTTGGCGTTCATTACAAGAAATGTATTTACTAAAAACACCACAAGGTAAAGTAATAGAAAGACCACAACACATGTACATGAGAGTTGCTCTATGGGTAACAAACTCATTTGAAGAAGCGGTTGAATATTACCATTCATTATCAAATCAACTTATTTCACCAGCGACACCAATAATTATTAATTCAGGAACCAAAGTCCCTCAATTAGCGTCTTGTGTTTTACATTATAATAACTCAGATTCACGTAATGGTTTATTACAAACACTGAATGATATTTCAACTTATTCTTCAGACGCTGCAGGTATTGGTTTATCAATGTCTAACATCAGAAGTAAAGAAAGTCGTATCAATTCATCAGGTGGATTTGCGGGTGGATTGTTGAAGTATTTGAAAATAGTTAACGAGTCGTTAAGATTCTTTAACCAACAAGGAAGACGACCTGGTAGTGCTGCTATCTACATCGAACCATGGCACAAAGATGTTATGGACTTGTTAGATATTAAAAAGAACACAGGTGCGGAAGAATTAAGAGCAAGAGATTTATTCACAGCTCTTTGGATTCCTGACAACTTCATGAGAGCGGTAAAGGAAAGTTCTGATTGGTATTTGTTTTGTCCTAACGACATTATTAAGGCGGGTATAAAACCACTTCAAGAATGTTATGGTGACGAATACGAAGCAAACTACAACCAAGCGGTTGAGTTAGGTCTTGGTAAAAAAGTTAAGGCTCAAGATGTTTGGACTAAGATTATCGAATCACAAGTTGAAACTGGTGTTCCTTACTTATGTTCTAAAGATAATGCTAACAAGAAAACAAACCACCAAAACATTGGGGTGATTAAACAATCAAATCTTTGTAATGAGATTTACCAATACACCGATGAAGAAACTACGGCAATCTGTACACTATCTTCGATGGTATTGAAAAACTTTATTGAGAAAGGTGAGTTTAACTATAACTTACTTTATAGTGAAGTGAGAAAAGTTGTTAGAGCTCTTAACAAAGTTATCGACATAAACAGTTACTCAACTGAAAAAGGTAGAAAGGGTGGATTGGACCAAAGAGCAATTGCGATTGGTACTCAAGGTTTAGCGGACGTATTCTATTTGATGGATTACATCTTTACATCTGAAGATGCTAAGAAATTGAATAAAAACATTTTTGAAACTATCTACTTTGCAGCAATCACTGAAAGTATGGAATTATGTAAAACAATGATACACAAACCATACGCTCACTTTAAAGGTTCACCAATGTCAAAAGGGGTATTCCAATTTGATATGTGGGGGTTAGATTATGAAGGATTAAGTGGTCTTTGGAATTGGGATTCTTTAAAAGAAGAAGTTAAAACTTACGGTGTTTGTAACTCATTATTCACGGCTCAGATGCCTGTGGCATCTTCAGCTAAGATTACAGGTTCATTTGAAATGACAGAACCAGCTCACTCAGCGTTATTTAACAGACGAGTTGTTGGTGGTGAAATTATGATTGTGAACAAGTATTTGATTAATGACTTTGAAAAGATTGGTATTTGGAGTGAGGATTTGAAAAATGAAATCATTTTAAATGAAGGTTCAGTTCAAAACATTAATTTTAATAATCACCTTGATACTGAGGATAAAAACTATACAAAGAAAGTTAAACGTATTGAACACTTGATTAGTAAATACAAAACAATTTGGGAGATTTCACAAAGAGAATTGATTAACATGGCGGCGGACAGAGCACCATTTATCGACCAATCACAATCAATGAATATCTATATGGCTAACCCAACATTGTCTAAGATTACCTCATCACACTTCCATTCATGGGAAAAAGGTTTAAAGACATTATGTTATTATGTTAGAACTAAAGCAATTTCAACAGGGGCTAAACACTTAGCGGTTGATGTATCAAAAATACAACAACCTAAAACCAAAATTGTACAACCAAAAGTTGAGATATACGAACTAACTCAAAAACCTGAAGATAGTCCTTTTGAATGTTTTGGATGTAGTTCCTAATTTGAAAATCCCGATTCATTCGGGATTTTTCATTTTTAATCTATTTAAAGAAAAATAGATAGTATTATATTTATAGTTATGGCAGATGGAATTACTTATGGTATAAATTTTCCCTTTAGGGATTCTAGACGAGGTGACTACTTAGAACTTACTGAATTAGAATCTCAGGAGATTAAGGCCGACTTAATACATTTATTATTAACAAGAAAAGGTTCTCGATATTTCTTACCTCAGTTTGGAACAAGACTTTATGAGTTTCTATTTGAACCATTTGACGGACTTACATTTAATGCCATTGAATCTGACATAAGAGATGCTATTGAAACATTCATGCCAAATTTATTGGTTAATAGTTTAAGTATTACTCCTGCGGACGCCCAAGAAGAAGTTGACATTGCAACAGGTCAAAATCTTTTAGGTACAAGTGAATCATCCGTATACCGATTCCCTGGTAAGGGTACGTCAGAATATACCGCAAAAATAAGATTAGATTATTCGACCAATGGTTCTACATTTGGTCAGAGTGATTTTGTGATTATCAATATTTAATATAAATGGCAAATAATAGAATATCGTACGCAACAAGAGATTATCAGTCAATTAGAACTGAACTCTTAAATTATACTAGAACGTATTACCCTGATTTAATTCAAGACTTTAACGACGCTTCGGTATTTTCTGTTTTCATTGATTTAAATGCAGCAATTGCAGATAACTTACACTATAACATTGATAGAAGTGTTCAAGAGACTGTATTACAATATGCTCAACAAAGGTCATCAATTTATAACATTGCCAGAACCTACGGGTTAAAATTACCAGGTCAAAGACCTTCAGTTGCTTTAGTTGATTTTTCAGTTACAGTTCCAGCATTTGGGGATAAAGAAGATGAAAGATATTTGGGAACACTACAAAGAGGTTCTCAAGTTGTTGGAGCTGGTGTTGTATTTGAAAATGTTTATGACATTGATTTTGCGTCACCGTACAATGCTCAAGGTTTCCCAAATAGAATTAAAATACCAAACTTTAATTCAAATAACGTGTTGGTTAACTACACAATTACAAAAAGAGAAATTGTTGTAAATGGTATCACAAAAGTATTCAAGAGAGTTATTGGAGCAAATGATGTTAAACCATTCTTTGAGTTGTTTTTACCTGAAAAAAATGTGTTAGGTATAACAAGTGTTTTATTAAAGAATGGAACTCAATATACTAACATACCAACTACCGCAGAATTTTTAGGTGTTGAGAATAGGTGGTATGAGGTAGATGCTTTAGCCGAAGATAGAGTCTTTATTGAAGACCCAACAAAAGTATCTGACCAACCTGGTATTAAAGTAGGTAGGTATATTCAAACACAAGATAGGTTTATTACTGAATACACACCTGAAGGGTTTAAAAAAATGACATTTGGTGGTGGTACAAATACTGCTCAAGACCAATTGAATCAGTTCACAACTTTAGGTACTACATTAGAATTGCAGAAATATTCAAACAATTTTTCATTAGGTTCTACATTAACACCTAATTCTACTTTGTTTATACAATATAGAGTTGGTGGTGGATTAGCAACAAACTTAGGTACGAATGTTATTAATCAAATTGGTACAGTTTCATTCTTTGTTAATGGTCCATCTGAAACAACAAACTCTGCAGTAATCAACTCATTACGATGCGTTAACGTAACGGCAGCGGTTGGTGGTGCGGGTATACCATCATTAGAAGAAATTAGAAACTATGTATCGTTTAACTTTGCGGCTCAAAAGAGAGCGGTTACAGTACAGGATTATGAATCAATTATTAGAAACATGCCAGCTCAGTTTGGGGCACCTGCCAAAGTTTCAATTACAGAAAACGACAACAAAATTTTAATTCAAATTTTATCATACGATACATCAGGTAAATTAACAAATATTGTTTCAAATACTTTGAGACAAAATATTGCCAACTACCTATCAAATTATCGTATGATGAATGACTACATATCGATATTCAGTGCTGAGGTTATTGACTTGAGTGTTGATGTTTCAATTGTTTTGGATTCGGCTCAAAACTCAGGACAGGTTATTTCAAGTGTGATTGATAAAGTTTCTGCATACTTTAACCCACAAACAAGACAGTTAGGTCAGAACGTATATCTGTCAGAGATAAGAAGTATTATTCAAAACACTAACGGAGTATTAACTGTTGCAGGATTAGAGGTGTTCAATGAAGTTGGAGGACAATACTCTTCAGCGGAAACTTCAATGGAGTATGCCGACCCTGAAGTAAAATTGATTGCACCTGTTGATGATACAATATTTGCACAACCATCACAAGTTTATCAAATCAGATATCCTGGTAAAGACATCAGAGTGTCAGTTAAGAACTTCCAATCAATTACTTTCTCTTAACAAGTTTATTTATTTTTTCTTTAAGTTATTATTTAATTGTGTGCGTAAACTTTAAAAATACCACATAAACTATTTATTAACTAAAGAGATTAATGGGTCAATCATATAGAATAAGAACCGAGTTAGGTATCACTAAAACAATTAATGTACAGTTAGACCAAGAGTTTGAACAACTAGAGATTCTATCTTTAAAAATTCAACAGGAGGATGTTTATAATAGAAACTGTGCGGATTATGGTGTTCTTGTTGGTAGGGTTACTGCCAACAATGGATTTGGATTACCAAATGCCCGAGTATCTATTTTTATACCAATTTTACCTATTGACGAATCCAACCCAATAATCTCAAGTATCTATCCATATAAATCACCCGAAGATAAAAATGAAGATGGATACAGGTACAACTTATTACCTTATGAAAAATCATTTTCAACACACGCAGCTACGGGTACTTTACCGTCAAGACTTGACGTACTAACAGGGGCCACCGCGGTTGAGATTTTTGATAGATATTATAAATTAACCGCAAAGACCAACGAAAGTGGTGACTACATGATTATGGGGGTTCCATTAGGTAACCAAACTATAGTTATGGATGTTGATTTATCTGATATAGGTGAGTTCTCATTAACACCTCAAGATTTAATAAGAATGGGACTAGCCACCGATGCTCAAGTTGCTGGTAATACATTTAGAAGTTCAAATGATTTAAATTCTTTACCACAGATAATCAATTTAGTGAAGACTGTTGAGGTATCTCCATTATGGGGAGACCCAACCATTTGTGATATTGCAATAAACCGAGTTGATTTTGATTTACGTGATGAGGCAAATATTGATATACAACCAACATCTGTGTTTATGGGGTCAATATATTCGACCGCAGATAGTTTCAGAATTAGACAAAGCGCTAGACCAAAAGATAATTTTGGTAACCTATGTGATTTACAAACAGGTCCTGGACAGATATTAGCAATTAGACAAACTATTGACCAAGATAGTCAGGGATATCCAGTCTTAGAACAATATAGTTTAGCGCAATCGGGTAATATTATTGACGGTGACGGAGTTTGGTTGACCGAGCTACCTATGAATTTGGATTATTATATCACCAATGAATTTGGTGAAAAAATAGTATCTAATGACCCAACAATAGGTATACCCACAAAAAGTAAGTACCGATTTAAAATTAAATGGGCTCAACCTGCAACATTAACAGAACAAGTTAGAAGACCGTATTATTTAGTCCCAAATGTTAGAGAATACGGATGGACAACTAACGTAGACAACGACCCAAACTATTCTTCAAGTTCAACTATCCAAAAACGATTGGCGGGTTCTTATTATTTTGGTTTGGATTGGTCAGGTTATACAAATATTGATGCTGCGGTTAATTGTGACGACACGTTTTATGAATTTCAGTACAATAGAGTGTACACGGTTTCAGGACTTATTGACCAATTCAAAAATGGTGGTAGAGGTAGATTTGTTGGTATTAAAGAAATTGACGATAATGATTGTGAAAACACTATAAATAAATTTCCTGTTAACGAAGGGTTTAGGAACTTTGATTTTTTATATTTTTTATTTTCAATATTATTTACGGTTATTCAATATATAGGTGTTCCGTTTATTATTATATTTAGTTTAGTTGCATTTTTAGTTAATAATGTATTAAAAAATAAAGTTTTAAGAAACCTTCCACCTTGGGCGATTTTATTGCTCCCTTTCCGTAAAGTTGAAAAAGTCGGAACTATAAAATTACCGATGATAACATGGCCCGATTGTCAAGCTTGTGATTGCGGTTCAACACAACCCGAAAATTTAAACTACTCAGAATCAGTTTTAGTACCTGATTCAGGTTTATTAACTCAAGTTTCAAATCCTGAACTTTATACTACAAAACTTAGTCAACAATTTGCAAATTCAAATTGGGTTAATACTATACCACTTGCAATTGCAACAAATAATTTAGACCCATCAAATCCATTATCATTTAAATGTGCTAAAGGTGCCGTTCCATTGTATTCGTCAATACAGAAACAAACAATACCTATTGGTGAACGAATCAATATTTTTAATTTAAAAACCAAATATTTTGAAGGTACTAATAAAATTAAAGTCACATTTGCTTCTGAAAATAATTTAACTCATCATTATGACAATACACTAACTGTTCTTGCGACACAATCTTTTTCTGCGGGTACTTTATTAAGTTTTGTAAATCCTGACAGTACTACAGATAGTAATTATTTATGGAGTGCAACAACAACGGCGGGTAGTACTGTAAGTGGTATTAATGGAAGACTTCAAACAAATGAATTTACAATTAATGTTGAATATGCTGACCCAACAAATCCATTAAACGGCTTAACTACTCTATATACAATACCTGCAAATACAAACGTAAATTGTGTCAGTGATATTACAGTTGATGTTACAAGTTTAGGTACGATTACGTACGGAGATTGTGTCGGTGATAGT